AAACTATAACTTGCAGCGTCAAGGTACTATGATACTCAATACTGTAGTAGAAAGATATAAAGATTCATTAATAACTATTGATGGAGATAGAATAGAATTTAATCGTAGTGAACTCGCCGCGGTAATATTAAGTCTTACGCATATGGTAATGTCTGCATATAATACACAAATATATGATTTAAGTCCAGATCGTGAACGAAAAAATATTACAAAAAAATCTATAAACAAAGTTCTCGATCAAATAGATATGGATAAATAGGTACAAAATTTTTTATTTAATTTTACAAATATTCCAAGTTTTAGAGATGATATAATTAAAAATTATAATTTACAACATACAAATGATGCAAGATTACCTGCAAGATTATTTACAAACAGAAGCGGAGAAGTACTAGATGATTGTAACATTTTAACATAGAATATTCAAGCTATTTTATCGAGTTATCAATTTCCCGAAAAAGCAATACAACTAATTCGTACCAATAATGCAATGGCAGAAATTGATTCTTCAATGAAATATGCAGTTATTGGCGCGTTTAAAGTTGCGAATACTGGTTCAGCCGGTGCAAAACCAGATAATATTTTAGGTTATATAACAATAGATCCTGAAGCATTATAGATTTTTCCAAAAGAAAAATAGAATCAAATTATTAACACAGCTGAATAGATAATTAAAAGAATTGATGAATTGGTGAAAAGTTTATCAAAAGAAAATACTACTCAATATTATGAAAAGCAAGCAAAATAGTGGAATACAATTAAGCCCTAGATCGATGAGCTATTATATACTTTAAAGGATATATTGGGGTATTTACCAACTTGTTTTGTAGTAGAAGATTCTACTAAAAATTATCTTTCTTTATATTCTCGTCAAGAAGACGGTGAATTATCCAATGCTCCTCATGGCGGATCTCTCGGCGCAAACCTAGCTGATCAATTAAATAAAATATCGGCTCTTACCAACGCAGGTGGTATTAGTATGGTGGATAAAGAATGGTTAACCGCCGCGATTATAAATGCTGGACCAAATATGGTCGCATCCGGTTAGAAAGCAACAATAGAAAATTATTTAGCTATGTTTGCAGCGATTTTATTATTTGATGGACAGATTAATATTGCAGAGGAAGCTGCAAAATATATGTTAGAAAATCAATTAAGTAGTGGTAATACTCATCAAATTCATTTATTTTCTGTTAACGGCGGATATTATCCATTATCATACGTTTTAAATTTAACTTATAATAGTTTATCTGAAAATTTAACAAGAATTGAGGCAGAAACTGAAAGTGAAGGCGTTAAAGTAGAAATTTATGGATTTGTATCACCGCCTTCTTCCCAAAATTATAATGGATTAGACTCTTGGGAAGCTCTGTCTTAGCAGGCGCAAAAATCCACTAAAATTAAAATGAAATTTCTTGTTAGATTTCAAAATATAGTTTCTAATTTATTAAATTTAGAATAAATTATAGGGGGTGACATTTAGTGAGCAACAAATTTACAGACTTCTTTCTCCGTTTTAAAACCAACTATGATGCTCGTAGAGTCCGCGAAGCGCGTATGGATCGCTTTTTAGACAAGGCAGAAGAAAATAATAAGACAATATAGGGAGTAGTAGCATCAGTTGAAAAAATCGGCGGTTAGGTTACTGATTTACAAACTAAGGTCGATAATCTTCAAAGTCATATGACACATATTGACGGGAAACTCGCAATTATAGGAGAAGGAACAAAAATGGAACTTTTTGATACTTTATATAATTGGAAGAAAATTCTAGTCGATGAAAGAGGTTGGGCTTCGGCCGCAGAGAAGAAAGAAGTTAAGGATATCTATGAAGTTTACCACGAAGGATTAAAAGGAAATGGTCAAGGAAAAGTTTATTTTGAACAAATCATGAACTTACCAGAAATGCCTCTTGTCAAATAATTGACTTTTTACTTAATTTATTGTATAATTAAATTAAGTAAAGGAGGATAGATATGATTCAAGAAAGACGAAGCCGCGCACGAATAAATAAACTTGAGATATATACCGATGGATCTTGTAAGAAAATGGGAAATGCAATGACTTTCGGCGGCTGGAGTTTTATTGCTCTACGTGGCGGTGAACGAATTTATGAAGTGGCCGGAAGCGAATATGGGACCACAAATCAACGTATGGAATTATTGGCGATACGTAATGCCTTAGAATTCGCGCAGAAAAATCGGCGACCTAATGAAGAAGTTGTAATTTATAGTGATTCAGCATATGCTATTAATTGTTATACGCAAGAATGGTATACTCGCTGGCAATATAATGGATGGACCAATTCCAAAGGTGAAGACGTTGCTAATAGAGATCTATGGATCGAAATCATCCCCTATTTTGATAATTTTTGGTATTACTTTTCTAAAGTAAAAGGACATGGCAACAATTATTGGAATAATGAATGCGATCGTCTTGCCCAAATAGAATCTCAAAAGTTAAAAGATAGTTTTAGAGGAGAAAACAAATGATAGATAATAGTAAATTTGAAGTTGATCGTGATTGGTATGCTGGCTTTATTGGACAGCTAAATAAATCAATGATGGACGTAGAACAGACATACCTTGAAGATATTTCCGTGCTAAAAATAAGAAGTAAGAAAACTGGAAAACTTCTTTGCACTCGTATGATCTCCAAAGATGGTGAAGAATTTTATTATATTTTTGAAGAGCCAGACAGTGACGAACGAGTCTCCCCAAAACCTGTAATGCAAATTGCATTAGATAATAAAGAAGATGTACAAGCATTTTTTAATGCCTTAAGCAAACTTCAGCAGGAGGCAAAAAAATGATTGAACTATATGATGACATTTCAACAGAAGTAAGAGAATTAGCAGAATCAATTTGGAGATTAGCTTAGATAAAAAAGAATCCTATTGACGCTGCACAATTTATAGTAAATACTACTGAATATTATACAGATATGTTAACTGAAAGAGAAATAGAATTTCTCCGATTCTATTTCCGTACACAATTGGAGTTGATGAATAAATGAATACAATTATAATTAGCGGCAAAGCCGGTAGTGGTAAAGATACTCTTGCCTAGTTTATGGAGGAAGAACTTAAAAAGCATAGAAAAAAAGTTCTTATTATTCATTATGGCGATGCCGTAAAATGGGTATTACGTGATTATTTTAATTGGGATGGCCAAAAAGATGCAGTCGGCCGCACGTTGTTACAGCGAGTTGGTACCGATGTAGTAAGAGCAATGCATCCCAATTTCTGGACTTGTATCGTTGTTGGATTAATTCAAGCGTTTGAGCCATATAGTGATTGGGATGTCGCGCTCGTACCCGATGCACGCTTTCCAAATGAAGTAGATATTGCATTACGAGAATTACAAAATTGTGTAAGCGTTCGTATTGAACGTAGAAATGAGGACGGCTCTCCATGGATTAATCCTAAATTAACAGAAGATCAACGTAATCATCCAAGTGAAACTTCCCTTGATTGTTACGCCTTTGATTATGTAGTACATAATGATGAGGGTTTAGATACATTGCGCGAGAGCGCACAAACAATATTAAAAGATTTAAAGTTAATTTGATTTGAAAAAAATATTTTTTACTCAAAAAAATAATTTATTATATATCACTCTTACTAAACATACTATTCTTCTGAGAGGTGAGAGAAGATGACAACTAAAGAAAAAATAGAATATCTAGTTGAACGCGGTATTAAAGTAGTAGACCTAGCCAAACGTGTTGGGTGTAACCAAACTACTTTAGGCCGTTGGCTCCGTAATGAAACTAATATTTCTTCTCGCCTTGAAAAAGATCTGAATCAAATGATTCAAGATTTTATTAAGGAGATAGAAATTTTAAAGGAGTGATATTATGGGTTTAATTTATATGAGAATTAGTCCTAGCGGCGGTAAATATATAGGGCAAACTATTCAATCCGAAGAGCGCCGATGGCAAGACCACTGTAAAAATGCTCATAATAAAAATAGTGAAGAATATAATACAATTTTAAATAAAGCTATACGTAAATATGGCGATAATAATTTTTCAGTAACTATTCTAGAAGATAATTTATCAGTAGAACAATTAAATGAACGAGAAAAATATTGGATTAATTATTATAAAACCTATTATCTAGACGATAATCATGGTTATAATATGACTCTTGGCGGGGATAGCGGCCCACGAACAAAAAGTAATTCTACCCCAGTTCTACAATATGATTTATCAGGTAAATTTATTAAACAATGGGATTCCGCCGCGAAAATAGTAGAAACATATAATGATGAATTAAGTAATATTCTTTTGATTTTAAATCATGGAAGATTACATTCATATAAAAAATATCTATGGAAATATGTAGATGATAATACCCCAATAGAACAGCTAGTCCTTAATTATAAGTATGGACAAGCCGAAAGAAGTTATAAATCTACCGAAGTTTATTGTGTAGAAACTGATACTTATTATCCATCTTTTTCTCAAGCAGAAAAAGAATTAAATGTATCTAGGAAAATGATTAGCAAATATGCTAAATTAGGTAAGATAGAACCAAAATCTCAATTACATTTTATTATAATTAAAGGAGAAAATAAATGAATTATTTTACTATGGAACCGATGCGCTATTTCGCTCCACCATCAACTATGAGCGCAGAAACTCGTCGTGCCAAGCTCGAATCTATGATTGATAGTGGAGACTATCTTTTTGGGTTAAAAACAGACGGCAATTGGAGCCGTGCTGTTATTACAAAAGATAGGGATGCTCTTCAAACTCGTGGTATCTCTACTGTAACTAAAACT